CCCCAGACCTGACGGCTTTTCGCCATAAAAAACCTTTCCGTCAGTTCCAGGAGGCCGAAGCCGGGTAAACCGGCGTCCACGTCGCGCTATCGGGGCTTGTGTCGGTCCATGCCCCGCTTCCGGGATAAACCGGCGTCCATGAGCCTGCGCCCGCGTCCTGTTCGGCCCAGACGCCAGAGCCGGGATAAACAGCGGCCCATTGCGGCGGGATCGGGTAAAATAGCTGCTCGTTGACGAACAACGCGGGGTAGATTGAAACCGGCCCCGGCGTGACCGTGGCGCTGAAAAACGTCTGCGAATTGGTGTAGAGTTCCGGCGTGAGATACTTGTCGAAATTCTCGATGAACGCGCTGTAGAACGTCTGGCTGTTGGTAACGAGCACCGGGGCCAGATCATATGTGCTGGCGACCGTTGGCCCGTAGAACGTCTGGTTGTTGGTCACCAAATCAGGCGTTAGGTCAATTGCCCCCGGTGTGACTGTGGCGGCAGGGAACGTCTGGGTATTCGTGAACAGCGATGGAGCCAGATCGACCGGGCCGACCGTGATTGTCGCCGCGTAGAAGGTCTGAGAATTGGTGACCAGCGATGGCAGCAACGGATAATTGCTGGTTGCCGTTACCGCGTAGAATGTCTGGTTGTTGGTGACTAACGAAGGGGCGAGGTCAACCGATCCCGGCGTGACCGTAGGGCTGTAAAACGTCTGCGAATTGGTGAACAGCGAAGGCGAGAGGCTGTAGACCGAACCAACCGTTGCCGCGTGGAAAGTCTGGGTATTGGTGAACAGCGAGGGGGCCAGCGGATAGACCGAAAGAACCGTGGCTGCATAAAACGTCTGGCTATTGGCAACAAGCGAGGGGCTTAGATTGACTGCCCCCGCTGCGACTGCCGGGCCGTAGAACGTCTGGGCATTGGTGAACAGCGACGGCGACAGGCCCTGCTCAGGCGCGACCGTCGCGCTGTAGAACGTCTGCGAGTTGGTGAACAGCGATGGAGCCAGATCGACCGGGCCCGCTGTGATTGTTGCCCCATAGAACGTCTGGCTGTTGGTGACTAACGAAGGGGCGAGGCCAACCGATCCCGGCGTGACCGTAGGGCTGTAAAACGTCTGGGCATTGGTGAATAGTGATGGCGTCAGGGTATAGGTCGCCGCCACCGCGTAAAACGTCTGGGTATTCGTGAATAGGGCGGGCACCAAATCGACCGGCCCGACTGTGATGGTTGGCCCATAGAACGTTTGGTTGTTAGCGAATAGCGAGGGGGTTAGAGCATAGGACGCTGCGACTGCGGCGTTGTAAAACGTTTGACTGTTGGTGAACAGCGATGGAGTTAGGTCTTGAATTGGCGCGACGGCAACTATGGCGCTATAAAATACATGGCTGTTTGTGAACAGTGTTGGGGCAATGCCATAGGTTGCCGAAACCGTCGCGTTGTAGAATGTCTGGCTGCCCGTGAACAGCGAGGGGGTTAGGGTTTGGTCATAGACTACCGACGCCGCGTAGAACGTCTGAGAATTGGTAACGAGCGCCGGGGTTAGGGTTTGGTCACCCGTTACAATTACATCACCGTTGTCACCTAGCGGGGCATAACCAAGAGGCCCAAACCCGAGCATCAGTCAGCCCCGCGCCCTGCCGCTATTCGCCAGAAAGCGTTGCGGTGCCCGCATCGAACGTGGTTGCAGTCGTGCCACTCCATCCGCTGATCCGCAGGCCCTGAATGCCGCCCGCACATAGGCGCACGGCGCTCATCGAGTTGGCGGTTGCCTGTCCGCTGGCGGGAAGCGCGCCATAAACGCCCCGCACAATGCCCGCGTCGGCATCCGGCGTTTCAAACTCGATGCGCCCGCTCTGCGCGACAGATGCCGCAGCGGTTGCCCCGCCAGCAGGCGAAACCGGCGACCAGTTCGTGCCGTCGAAATATTCATAGCGGAGCTGGCCGTTGTTCGCGGCGAAGCTCATGCCGTCAAGATCGAGCAGCAGCCGGGAAAAGCCCGAGAGAATGCCGGGGAAGGTGATCGAACTGCCGGTCAGGGCCTGCGTGGAAATCAAAGTCATGGTGTCGTTCCTTCGCGTCAATAATCGCTCTCAATATAAACCTTGGCCAGTTCGAGATTGTGCGCCGATGCCACCGCGCCATTGTTGCACTCAGCCTTGAAGGCCATGCCGGTGTTCACAGCGGGGAGGTCAGTGGTGTAGCTGGTGTCGAGCACGGTCACGCCGGAATGCAAGTTGACGATGCGCACCCAGATTTCCGTTGCCGCGCCGGGCGGGCAAAAGATGATCAGGTCATAGCCATGCGTTGTGCCCCGCGCCGCATCGGCCCCAAGATCGACCTTGGTTGCCGTGCCCGTCCCGTCATTGCGGAAAAGCTGCCAGTTGCCGGTGTTGGCGTCGGTGGTATCGAAGCCGACGCCGATCATGTTCAGCAAAGCCGAAACCGCGCCCGCCGTGGTCGCCAGCGCGCCGGTCGAGGCGCAAAGGCCAACGAAGCATTGCGCCCCGTTCACGTTCAGATTCTGGCCAAACTGCGCGCGGAAAAAGAACCCGCCAAAGCCCGCCGCATTGCCCCGGAACCACTGAACATAGGCGGTGCGGCACCCTGTCACTGCCCCTGCTGTAGCCGCAGTCTGAAACCGTTTTCTTTGGGTTGCCAGCCACGGATTGGCTGAGGCGATGGTCAGCTGCATCGACATCGTGGCCGAAGTAGTGAGGGTGCCCCCGATTGCGGTCGGAGTGATGGTGCCTGACGCGGGGCCGAAAATGAACACCGAATTGCCGTGCAGGCCAGTCTGCAACACCGTGTCGATTCCCGAAGGCCCTATCATTTTTGGCATGTGCCGCCCGGCAATCTGCTTGGAATAAAGCAAAATGCCGCCTGATGGCGCGGCGGGGTCAGCAATCGAAGCCAATTTAACATAGCCCGGCGCGGTGATGTTGCCGCTGTCGTCAATGCTGGCCGCGCTGTCCTGCAGCAGTTTGCCGGTCGCGGCGTCGTAGCGAACAATGGCGTTGTCGGTTGCGCTGGCGGGGCCGGTCACCAGCGCAGCCAGATCCGCCGCCCGCGCGCCGATAAAGACCACTGCCACCCCAGACAGTGACAGCGCCGCCGTCGAAAGCGCCGAACCGTTCCACCGGACCTCGCTGGCATCGCGCGAAAGCGTCGTGCCACTCGCGGTATAAGTTCCCTGCCCGTAAGCAAAGTTAGCCCCGTCCTGTATAAAATACGGAACAACTGTGGCGTCAGGAACACCCGCCTCGGCAAACGAAAGGAAGTCGCCCAGCGTGGAAGACCTCACACCAGCGCCCAGCGTAATCGTGCCGGTGCCAGTGGTCGCCGTAGCAACCTTTACGCGGTTGTAGAGCGTAGCCATCGGTTACAGCTGCACAATGCCCGAGGCGTTCCAGGTAATCGTGATGTTGCCGCCGTTCGGCGTCACAGGCAGCCCGGTTACACTAGTGTCAATATAGGCCACCAGACGCCATGTCGTGTTCGCGCCCGCATTCTTGCGGTAAAGCACCAGCGCCTCGACACTCGAGCCGCTCACCGCCGTAAACGTGCAGTCGCCGCCGTCGATCAGCCCGCCGGTTGTCGATGGCGTGGTGATCTCCTGATCGGTGCCGACAATGCCCGAAAGGCTGGAATAGAACTGGTGCGCCGCCGAATAGGTATAGGTTCCGGTATCCACCAGCGCGGCGAACAGCCCGGTCGTGCCGCTGCCTGTCAATGCGGTGTTGGCATCGCCTTGCAGAAGCGAGTTTTTGAAGGTTGGATAGATTGCATTGGCCATACTGAATTGTCCTGTCTCTTGCTAAACGACAACTGGGGATCGCAGCCGCATCGGGCTGGCGTTGCGGTATCGGTTCCCTTGACGGTTGATCTGCTCGACAATGGGGGCCAGACGGCTCAGGGCGCGGTCGGCCCGCTCATCGTTCACCATGTAAATTTCTGCCTGCATGATGGTTGCAAACAGGTATGCGTCAGGGTGCGCTAACAGCAGCCAATTGGTTGGGTTTGCGTCGGAAAGCGCAGGTATTGCCGAAAGGCAAAACAGCGTCAGGGTATAGACTGCATCCGGGATCGGGCTCAGGTAAAGCGACTGCCCCGCGATGCAATACATGATCGGCCTGCCCGCCGGGCTGTCGCTGTTGCTCGCTAGAAGCGTGTTCAACGTCACCGGCTCAAGCGGGTAATCATCATCAATCAGCAGCGACCGCGCCTGGGCGAAGTTTGATGGCAGGCTAACCGTTTGCGTCCCTGCGGCAGTGCTGGCGGTTTCGATAAGTTCGCGCTGCGGCGCAAGGATCAGACGCGACAGCTCAGACTCCGCCGCTTGAATAAATGTCGGAAGCATTGCTGCTGCCGTTGCGTCCAGTGTCAGATAGTCCGTTACTGTCGTTTTAAGGGTGCTGTAGCTGTCAATGGCCATCGCTCATCACCCCGGTTTCTGCGGCTTGCTCGATCTTTGCGGCTTTGTCCGAAAACTTGTCGGCGCGCTCTTTTCGCGCCTTGGCCCACTTGTCCCGCTGCATATCCGCATGGGCATTCGTGATGATCACTTCATGGATATGGCCGACTTCCCATGACAGGGCGTGATCGACAAAGGCCGTGATCCCAGCCTCTTTCAGCTTACGGAAGAAGAAAACATCCTCCCCGATCATGCCCGCCTTGTTTTCGGTCGGCTCGAACTTGAACAGCGGGAGAAAATTGCCATCGCCGGTCTTTTCCGCGTGATCCTGCATCACATCAAAAACCCGCATATTGAACAGAACCACGCCAAAACCCAGATGGGCGCAAGGCTCAACAAGGCCGCGCTCGGCATCTTCCTGTGTGGTATAAAGCAGCTTTAGATCGTCGCCCTCGCCATAAGCCGCAGTCGGAGCGGTCGGGGTTGCGCGTCGGGCGTAATTAGCCCCCACAACAGGCAGATTGTGTGCCCACAGGCGGCAAAATGTATCATGCGGAAACACGTGGTCCGCATCGAGGCAGAGCATGTAGTCCGCCTCCCAATGGATTGCCTCTGCCACCAGCTTGTGTCGGCTTTCCGTCAGCATCGAGCCGGAAACAATGAATGTTTCAAGCTGGATCGGGATAGGCTGGCCTTCCGCGTCTTGCAGCTTCACAGTCAAGGTGTGCGTAATCATCGACACCAGGGACTGCATGAATTTGCCCTTGGGATCCCCGTAGCATGGGATGCAGATTGCGACCCTCAAGACACGTTGCTCCGCCCGCCGTTTAGCGCCCGGTTATCGCTGTCGTTCATCCAGCGCCGCCATGCCGCCTGATCGTGAAGCCAACCTTCCTGAATAGCCTTGTTCCACACCGCATCGGGGATCAGGCACATGAAGCGCCAGCCATCGGACTTGTCCGGCGGGACTTCTGCAAGCAGTTTGGCGGCTTCAACCAGGTGAGTGCAATCCTGCCGCGTCTCGATGTATGTCTTGCCGTCCTCCTCATGGTAGATCGTCTTGCGACGGGCACCGGGAAGGAAGTCGATCAGAGCGCTTTTGCTCATAAAATCTCCATGAAAGAGGGGGCGAACCGAAGCCCGCCCCCGTCAGTCATCAACTCGTTGCCAGATCGGCGATCAGCGCATGAGCATCGGGTGCGCGCATTTCCAGCGTGTATTCCGAGATCAGATCGCGGGTCACGGCATCGCCAACGCGGCCCAATTCCTGCGGCTCGAAAGCACGAAGGAAGGCAACGGCCACCTTGGTCGGATCGACCACCCAGACATCCCGGCCCCGCTGGGTGCGGTTGGGGACAATCTTGATGTCGCCGAAGTCGGATGCATAGATCGAGGCTGCGCCGAGGATCATATCCTTGGCAACAATCTGCTGCTGCGTAGTCCGGCCAGCAAAGCCCGAAACGATCTGCTTGTTGAACGATCCAACAAAGGCAATCGTGGGCTCGCCGCCATCGTCGAACGCATCCTTGATTGCATCCTTGAGCATGGCTTCCGTCATGGTGCGAATGTCACCAGCGGTGCCGTCAGTTGCGGCAGCGGTTGCCGCCGTGCTGTCGGCACCGGCTGCGCCACGCGAACCATTTCCCGAAACCCATGCGTTGAACGAACGCAGGACGCGCGCAGTCGTGGTGTTGCCGACAACCTGGCCGGTATTGCCCAGCAGGATCGACTCCATATCCTTGCGAAGCGCCAGCGACTTCTTCGACATCTGGAGCGCCATCAGGTCATCGACCCCCGCCATATTCGTGGCGCGCTGCGTTCCGGTAACGGTCGCGTCACGGCTCGAAATTTGGCAATAGTTCTGCTTGCGCGTCGGATTGGTCGAGGATGCGCGGCCAAGCGCATCACCTTCAAGCCGGGCATTGGCGGTGTTGGTGGCGTCGATGGTATCGAGCGACCATTCATGCAGCACCGCCGACGCTTTCGCGCGGGGGATGGCAGTCATGAACGGGGTGTCAACGGGGGAAATGCGATAGACAGCCCCAGCCAGATCTTCGCGGTTGGTCGTCACGTCATAGGTGGCGACCGCATTAGTTACCTTGGTCATCGTTTGTTTCCTGAAAAGAGATGTTTGAACATGGCCGCGCCAGCATCGACGCTGCCTTCACGTGCCAAACGGTCCATCACACGCTGACCTTGCACATTTCTCTGGGCGGAACGGGGACTGGATACGCCGGGCTTTACAGCCGGACCCGCCGGTTTGGGTTTGGGCTGCTGCCCTCCCTGCCGGAGCTTGTCGAATTGCTGGGCCTTCCAGAGGATATGCATCTGGGCGGAAGTCACATGCTTGACATTCTCACTCGCGAAGTTTTCCGGCTCGATGCCCTGGGCGATGGCGTAGTCAATGAGACTGCGCACCACTGGTTCGGCCTTCGACTGGTCGGCGAGTTCGGGCAGATCGGCGACGAACTTTGGCGCGTAAACCGCCTCATGTTCGCGCTTCCATGCGTCGAATTTAGCATCTGATTCTTGCGCCTGCTGCTGCTGGATTGCGGCTTTCTGTTCGATGAACTGGGAAAGCACTGCGGCCTGCTCTTCGTATTGGGCGGTTGCGAGGTCGAAACTCTCGCGGTCGTATTGTCCTGTTCCGGCCCCGAATGCGCGGGGGTCGGGCTTGATGGGCTGCAATGCGCTTATCACTACGTCGAGTGCTTCCGCATATTGCGTCCGGTTGGTGCTCGCCTCTTCCTGCAATGCCTCGGCGGCTTTGCGGGCGTTGGCGCTCTCCTGCAATTTGGCGTTGGTCGCGCGGAGCTGCTCTGCATCGCGTTCGGCAATAAATGCCTGCGCATCTGCTGGGAGCGCTTCCCATACCTCGGCCTTGTCGGCAGGCCATGAAGGCGGCAGGGGCTGGGCCTCTTGGGCTGCCTCGGCTTCGTCCTCATCGGCTTCGTCCTGTTCCGGTTCCGCCTGTTCGGCTTCCTCGGCTTCGGTCTCGGCCAATTCCTCATCGGATGGTGCAAAGCGCCCCTGTTCGTCTCTCGGCTTAACCGGCTGTTCGCTGGTGTATGCCTTGAAAACGTCTGCGGCGTCCGCAACTGACAGTTCCGTTTCTGCTGCTCCTGCGAGCTGGGCAGTGTCGTTCATGTTTTCACCTTGTGAGATGCCCCGTGGGGCGGTTAATCGCGGGCAGAGCCTGCGAAGCTGGCGAGCTTGCGGCGCAGCGTCTGCACCGTTCTCAATTCAATCCAGAGCCGATCACGCTTGCGTGACGAGAACCATGCGCCCCAGGTGCTACCGGCGTTTGCCCATTCCCGGCAAATGTCGTTTTCTATTTCGTCGAATGCGTCCGTTATCGTCGGATCAGCCAGCAATGCTTTGGCTGCAAAGCCGCGCCCCCGGCGTTCAGCGGGTGTCATTCGTCGAGCGCCCCGCCTGGCCGGTTCTCGGACAGGTCAACGTCCGCTTGCTCCTGCGAGTCAGCCTCGCGAGCCTGCATCAGCGTTTCAACCTGCCACTTGCGCTCGGCCATCATGACTTCGCGATCAAACTTGTCCTGCGCCAACTGGCTTTCCCGCTGTGCGCGTTCCGTTGCCAATTGCGCCTCGAACTCCGCCTTTTGGTGGGCAAGGTTCGCGTCAAACTCCGCCTGTTGCTGCGCCAGTTCCTGCCGCTTCATCTGTTCTTGCTCTTGCAGGGTCAGTTTGGCTTTCAGTTCGATCTCGGCAACCGCCTGCTTGCGCTGCGCCGCCGCAGCCTCGGCCTGAACCTTGGCCATTGCCGGATCGGGCTTTTCCTGTTGCGGCTGCTGCTGGTTTTGCGATGGATCGACCAGATACTCTTCGGTATTCTTGATCCCCGCAGCGGTGAACTTGCGCTTTACCGCGTTATAGACCGTTTTTTGATCAATTAGGCTGGCGTATGGCGATTGCCCCAGAACTTCCATAGTCTGCAACACGGCATCGGCCTGCGAGATTTGCTCAGACTTTTCGCCGATCCCCAGGCCGACAGACACTTCCATGTCCATTTCGGGCCAACTACGCGGGTCAACCTCCACCCACTTGTTGCGCAGGCGGATCATGCGGGCCTTGTCCTGGTGCTTTGTCACCAACCCCAGAATGATCCTGAACAGCCGCTTGACGCCGGTTTCCGCAAATATGCGCGCGATCATTTCCACACGGGCATTCTTGCCGCCCGCGATCATCGCCATTTCCGTTGCCGTCATCTGGCCAGCTTTGCGCAGAGAATTGGTGTCAAGGCCCTGCCCTGTGCGCGATATGCCCGTGCGCTCTTCGATCATGCCGCCGATAAGCTCAAGCATCGGCATGGACGCAGCGGCGGTATAGGGCACAGCATCAAAGCGCAGCCCGTTGATGTCCCGAACGGTGATAGCCGCGCCGGGGGCCGGATCGCCCAGGCTTTCCGGGGTGCTGCCGTCTGCCCGCTCTGCCGATTCCGAAACCACAGGGCGCGGGTTGTTCGACTTGTAGAGGTTATCCAGCATCTGCCGCCAGAGAACCGTGTTGATCCTTTGCAGTTCGATAACCAGATCAGCCAACGAAAGGCCGAACACCTTGTGCGGCATCGGCACAGGGCAGACCGTCGCAAACGGGCTCTCGTCAACCTCGTCATTGAGTAGGATGGTATCCTCCACCCGAACAATACGGCGCAGCTCGGCAATGCCGTCGCCGTTGTAGTCAATCCGGACATATTCATCGCGGATAGCAATGCGGTCCTGCGATGGGTGCGACACGCCCAGCAAACTTTCTCCCGCGCGCTCATCCTGATAGCGGGATGACCTGATCTGGTTGTCAGAATCCGACATCGAGAACGCGGGCAGGGCTTCCACTATTTCAGGGTCGAAGCCCATTTCCTGAATGTCGGAACGGGTGATATTCGCCGGAACATGCGCCGCATAAATCGCCGTCTCGACTGAGCGCGACATCGGCGATATGCGAAACTCTTCCGGGGGGACGTTCTCAACCTTGACCCGGCCATTTTCACTTTGCTGGCCGTGGAACGCAACACCATCCTGCTCGCCAAGATAGTCCGGCGCATTGCGCAACATCTGCGCATGAATGTCGCTCTCAATAAGCGTCTCGCGCTGGTCAAGCGTCAGGTTGCTTTCCCACCACGCCTTGACCACGCCAAGTTTGGTTAGCAGCCCGTCCTTGAACCAGTTATGAGTAATCAGGAAGCCGGGGTTGTCATAGTTGAACACGTAATTGACGTATTCGGTTGCCTGTTCGGCCTGCTCGATGTCTTCCGGGCCGCGCGGGGAAAATCGCACAGTCTCATCGCTCGACACAAACGGTTTGAGAACCGCCGCCAGCGCATTATCAACGACAACCTGCACCGTGCCATCAACAACGCTGCTAGACCCCTCTGCGGCGGGCACATCGTCCATCCGCCGGTAATAGTAATCGAGCGCCTGTTGCTGCTCGCTGCTGATCTCATCGCTTGACCCAGGCTGATAGCCGATTGCCTGCATTTCATGCTCGCGCAGGATCGAGACAAGCTCATGATCCGGCATAGCTTCGCCGTCCGCCAATTCCTCGGCGGGGTCAAAGTCAGGCTGGGTCGCCATATTATCCGATCAATTCAATCATGTTTTCCAGACCGTGCTGGAGGGGGCACAGGCGCAGCTCTTCCCATTGGATGGGGTGCGAAGCCTTGAACGCATCAACTATGCCCGCAAGGCCCTCTATGGGCTGCTTAGGTGGGCGACCACGCCGGGGCGCGGCGTCACCTTCAAGTCTCGCCATACCGCCCCCTTATTGGCTTATGCGCTTTCAGGGCGAAGTGAAGCCGCCCGCCCTGCTGCAATACCGCCTCAATTTCAAAATCACCGCGCCAGATCCAACGAAAGTCGGTCATCGCCGTTTTCCCAACCTGCTGTTGGTATTCGGCCTGGCTCAGAAAAACCAACGTCTCCGCCGTTATGATCCTGCGGTGCGATGGGTCAGCCCACGCCCAGACATTATCCCAAGCCGGGACAGTCGCGAGCAACATGCCCCCCGGCTTCAATATCCGCCAAATCTCGCCAAAATGCGCAAAGAATGACGCCGCATCGCCCTGTGCGCCCAGATGCTCAAGCACCTCGTATGCATGGACCTCGTCGAAAGTGTCGTCATCAAACGGCCACGGCGTAACGTCAAGATCATGCAGCACATCCGCGCCGCAGTCCGGGTCGTGGTCTATCGTGACCAGATCGCGCCATCCGCGATCCATCCAATCAATCTTGCGCACCCGGCTGTTGCCGCAACCAACCAGAAGGTCAGTCATACAACGCCAACCCGCATCCCGGTTCGGTAGGGCTTGCCCGCCACCACCTCCCGGTGCCCGACCGCGAAATAGCGGAAGGCATCAGCATAATGGCTCGTCCAATCATGCAGCGGGTGCTGGCGAAACTCCTGCCGCTTGTCATCCCAGTCGCGGCGATACATGCGCAGGGCTTCAACCCCCTCTTTGCATTTTGCCTTGTCGAACCAGCACATCGGCAAAAGCATTCGCGCCGCCTGGATGCCATCAGCTATCGGGATGTTTGGGCAGACTTCGACAAGCACCCCCAAGCCTTCCAAAACCTCGCGACGGCTCTTGCCCGTTCCAAGCTCCCGGACCTCAACATCGTGCGGCAGATAGTGCTTGCCATAAAGATAGCCGCGCTCCTGCAACTTGCGCGCATACCAATCGAGTCCGACGCCCTCACCCTTCAAAACATCAATCACGCGGGTTTCACGCCCAACCGTCTGAATGAACCAGATAACCGTGGAATCAGCCACGCCCAAATCCCAAGCTGTATGCGTCAACAGCCTAGGATCATGCGGGACAGATGCTATTCGCTCACCCGCTTCCGCCTCATTCAGTTCGTTGGCGTAATAGGCACCGCGTACAGCCGCTTCAAAACTGCACTCATATTCCTGCGCATATTCCGCATCGCTCATCATCTTGCGCGCGTCGGAAAGTTCCTTTTGATCGAGCAACCCGGTCTCGCTGGCCTTCAACGAAAGCCGGAACCAGTCCTCGTCATCTTCCGCGCCGCTCCACAACTTATGGAAAGTGTTCTTGCCTTTTGGCGTTCCAATGAAGATTGCCCAACCTTTGCGGTCAGACAAGGCTGGCCGAATTACCTGGGTCCAGACGGTCGGGTCCATGTCACCAAACTCATCGAGCACTGCGCCGTCGAGATAGATGCCGCGAAGCCGATCAGGGTTATCGGCCCCGTAAATTCTTATCCTTGCGCCGTTGTTCGGCAGTTCAACCCAAAGCTCGCTGGCGTTGATCTTGCGGCCATCGCCGAAACATTCGGTGTATTCCAGCAGGTAAGACCAAGCAATGTCCTTGGCCTGGTTCAACTGCGGCGCGATATAGGCAAAGCGCGGGTTATTCAAATCACAGCAGCTTGCCGCTTTGATCAGGTCATTGACGCAAGCAACGGTCTTGCCCGCCCTGCGGTGAGCAACGGCAATTGACCAGCGTGTTGAGCGGGTATGCATCCCCATGAACTGCTTGCGCGGCGCATAGTGGCTGGAGATGGTTGCTACTGCGGCGCTTGCCACGTTAGCGCCCCCTGCACGACAACCTTTTGAGTAGTGTCCCCCTCATGGTCAACCGGCTGTAATTTGGCATGGCAGTATGGCGCAGCAGCCTTAGCGGCATCAATCCGGCGCGCATCGTCACCCGATTCATCACGCATGACCTTCAGGAGGTAGTCAAGGGGCAGAATCCCACCACGCTTTGCCTTGCTCAGCGCCTCATCGGTCAGGCGATTATGCCCGCCCTTCTTGCGACCAGCGCCCGGCCTAGCGCCCCCGAGAGCCACTATTGAAATCCTGAAACTGTTTCATGGTCTATCCTGATTTTCCGCTGCCGAAGCTGGGCGGTTTAGGATTGTGAGATATTCGCCCGGTCAGACAGTGCCGCACACGGTGTTCAAGGCCCTAGGCCGTTTGGTGCTTGTGTCGGGTGAATGCCGGGCAGGCCGTAGCCTATGGGCTGAAACGCAAAAGGCCCGGCGATATGCCGAGCCCTTTAGTCGCGCGAAACGACGATCAATTACGTCCCCATCGCATATCCGGCGGCAATTGTCAAGAGTCGCCGGAATGCCCGTGCCGATTACCTGTCGGTTTGCGGTCCAACGCCTTGGCTAGCGCCCGCAACGCTACCCCCATTTCGCGCGCGGACAGTCCAGCGATGCTCACCGAATACGCGCCTTCGCTTGTTTTGTTAATGGTGACAGGAACGCTTCTAGGGGCCATCTCTTCCGCTTGGGTTGGTGCTCGGACTCCCACATATTCTGTTTGGCACATTATCCTACAAACTCCTCTAAAGCCTTGATGGCCAGTGTAAGCCGTTGCTGGTGCATCGCGTCGGGATCGGCGCGGGTGCGTTTGGCGAAGATCAGGGCATCGAGCCATGACGGGCCGTTGTCCGGGTTGATGTCAATGACGAGCTGGTCGAACTGAGTGCGCAACCCCATGTGGTGAACGGTATCGAGACAGGCGCGCAACCATTCCTCGCGGCGGCGGATGCGCTCGTGGTCAAGGTCGATCATGCCGCCATGCGTCCGGTCGCCCAGCGGGCATTTGTAGGTGCCGGTGGCGTATGCGGTCCAGTAAGCGCTTGCGATCCGGCGCGCGGTATCCAGCAGGGCCTTGGCTTCGGTGCCCTCCCCCAGCAGGCCGGAACGGAAGGCGCGCCCGATGGCATCGTTGCCGTCCGGTCCATAAAGTGCCTGCATAGCCTGGGTGCGCTCTGTGCCCCGGTCAAAGGCTGGCACAAGGTTGGCGCGGGATAGCCTGCCGGTTGGTGTCCGTGCGCCTGCTTTGCGCTTGCGTCCTGCTTTGGCCATCAGTTTTTGCCCCTTGGGTGAAATTGCAAAGCTATCGGCATCAACCAAATTGCGACTTGCCATTTTCCATCCGGGCCGCGTGCCCAGAACAACGCGCGGGCATCATCCCAGACAATGTCTGACGCGCTCGCAATGTATTCGGTCAACGCCTGGCAGAACGTGCTTTCGATGGACAAGCCTTGCGCCTTGGCGATGGCTCTGCCGAGGAATGCGGTGTTA